TAAATTTAAGATCATGCGCCAAAACAAACATCGTGAAAAGCACGGCTATTGACAATCGGGTTCCATGTGTCACAACGGCATTGCGTGTTGAGTTGATTATTTACAAATCAATTCCAAAGAGTTTCAGTAAGGCAAAACGCAAACTAGCAAACGAGGGAAAGATTTATCCGATTGTCAAGCCTGACATTGATAACTATGTGAAATCAGTTTTAGACGGTTTAAACGGCGTCTTATTCATGGACGATAAACAAATCGTGGACTTTAGAGCTATAAAAAAATACTCGGACAATCCGAGAGTGGAGGTAACAGCGTGGAGCGTTTAGATTTAACGGTATTCGAGCAAGTGTTGTTTGAGCGTTTAGGTTTTGGAGTTGAAACGGCAGTTACAAGTAAAGAACTAGCGTACAATTTCAAAACAAGCAAACGGCGTATCATGAGCGCAATCAGTTCGATGTGCCGTAAGGGAGTACCAATCGTTGCAACTAGAAAAGGGCGTTATAAAGGCTATTTTCTAGCACGTAATGAATATGAGTTGAGCGAGTACATAAAGCCTTTAGAGGCGGAACACATAGAGGTTATGAAGAGAATTGCTAAACTAAACTCATTGAGGGCAGAGCATTTTCAACTCATTCTCGACATGAAGAAAAAAGATATTTTGGAGGAATTAGAACGATGAACAATGTAAACCTAATCGGACGATTAACAAAGGCAGTAGATTTAAGATATACACAATCAGGCGTGGCGTATGGTTCGTTTACAATCGCCGTAAATAGACGTTTTAAAAATCAAAATGGCGAACGAGAGGCAGATTTTATTAATTGCGTAATTTGGAAAAAGGGCGCAGAAAATCTTGCAAACTTTACGCACAAAGGCTCACTAATTGGCGTAAGCGGTGCAATTCAAACTCGTAACTATGACAATCAACAAGGGCAACGAGTTTATGTTACCGAGGTGCTCGTTGAAAACTTTGATTTACTAGAAAGCCGAAAAACAGCCGATAACGGCGTTTTAAACTTGGGAGGTATAAATACTCAAAGTTATAATAAAAATCAAAATTTGGGCGGAAATTTCGCAAATAATGACCCTTTTACAGCGAATGGAGAAACCTTTGATGTGCAAGATGACGATTTACCATTCTAAAATCGAAAAAAAGAGCCTTGATGTGAACGAGTTAAAATTAGATTTACCAAAAATCGAACCGCAGTTCACGGAAGAACGAACAAACGTTCTAGGAGATACCCTCATGAGAGATATTTTCAAAGGTATCGTCGAGGAAGAAAATCGAGCGTTTATGAATTGGGTTAAAAAACTAGGATACGTACCGAAAGAGTTCATCGTGAAAAGATACCCGATGAGGTTCAGAGAGGACGAGAACGGGAATATTTTCGTTGATAACGGAATACGTTTCAAATTAAAGAAAGAAAGATAGAGGAGTAAAAAAGCGTTGAAAAATATCAAAATTGGTAATGATAGCTATGTAATAATTAAAGAGCTTGAAAACACGAAAATCGTTGAAAAAGACAATAAAAGATACGTGTATCACAAGAAAAAGAAAATCATAATCACACCGAATTATGATGCGAAAAAAATTACAAAAGCGCCCGAGATAAAAGCGAGCAAAGGCAGAGCAAAAAACGATAGCTACACACTTGAAAAGCATAAAGACTTAGCCGAAAGAGTTCAAAAAGTTATGGATAGGCGCTCAGGTTGTTACCGTTTTGAAATTGCGAGGGAGATTGGCTTTTCGCCAACTACCCTCACAACGTTTTTAAATTTAAAAAAAGTGAACGGCAGTTCACTTGATGTTGTTGAAAGTTGGTTAGAGAAAAATGAATGAATACATTGTAAAGATTGATAATAATTACTATGCAGGCGATAAAATCTACACTATGCGAGGATATCTGGACAAAAAGCACCCCAGCAAAACTATTAAACTGACTCGTTATGATTTTAAAGCCTTAGCTGTAGACGATTATGAGGACGCAGTAAAAATCAAAGAACGCTGCAAAAATCTAGGCAAAAAAATCGAAATCTTGAAAATTAAAAAAAACATAACAGTGGATACCGTTAAATATTTTCGCAGTGAAAAATACCTTGCGGATATTTTGAAAGAGGAACAGAAAAAAACGCCACAGAGAGAATTGCGAAAAGAGTTGAATATTAAAGATAAAACGTATTATCGAATTTTAAACGGGTTCGCCAATGAGGTATACGACCGTATTATTTATAGCGTTTGTGCCGAATTCTTAAAACGTGGATATAAAGAGGTTGAATTGTATCTAACTCGTAGACGTGAAATTGAATACCAAAAGAAACGTGAGAAAGGCTGGTTATAGAAAATGATTAGTTTAGTTGCGGAACGTATCGCAGAATTATTGCACATTTCAATCGAACAAGCTGAGAAAATTGCTCCTCAATTACAGCACGAAATATTTTTAAATAATATCATCGTTTCAACGCTTATCGTGTTGTTTGTTGTATTCTCTTCAACACTTCTACTGGTTCTGGTTATTGACGAATATGCTAAAATATTCAAGCCTATTGTTTGGACATGTAGAATATCTGCAATCACGCTTTTGGTGTTGTTAGTATCTTGGCAGTTTTTAACGCCTACATTGACACTTTTTAGAACGTTGAAATAAACTTAAAAAAGTTTATAAAAAATGCTGGACATTCTATAAAGAGTGTTATATACTATAAATGTAGTTAAGGATAGCTATAATAACACAAAGGAGCAATGAACATGGAAAAAATTGAAAATTTAAAGAGAAAGGTAAAAGAGTTAGAATACAACAAAAAGCAGTTAGAAACGCAAATTCAAAAGATAACGGAAGAAATCGAATTATTGAAAAGCCAACGATATTATTTAAACGCTTTTGAATATATCTCAAACATACCAAGCTATTTCGATGAACCAACTGTTAGTCGAATGAAAAAACTCGGAAACTATTTTGAAACAGTTGAAGAGGCAGAAAAAGAAATCAAAAAAAGAGAGTTAAAACGTGAAATTGAAGAGTTCAGAAACGAGCGCAACGGATATTGGAAAGACGATTTTGAGGATAGCAACCCGAAACATTGTATCGTTTTGCACAACAAAAAGTTGACAACTTTGGCAACTTTTAAAATTGGTTATTTCTCTGAATTTGGATATTTTGAACGCTTATCAGATTGTGAAAGAGCGATTGAGATTTTTGGCGATAGAATTTTAGAGTTATACGTTTAGCAGAGAGGTCGTTGAAATATGAAAATTAAATATGATTTAAACGACCCAGTTTTGAAATATCGGTATGAAATTGAACGGAACAAAATGAAACAATCTGAAATAATGTTCAATCATGAAATCACACGAGCGGTATTAAAAGCAATAAAAGAATGTAAAAAGTCTAAACAATCAAATAGGCGATAGCAAAGGAATTATAAAAGGAGGCAAACACGATGAAATTTATTAGACTAACAGACGCAAACCAAGAAACGAGAAAATACACGATAAAAGTTGATAATATCTCTTGCATTGAAACGTATGTAAACAACGACGGGAAGTTGTTTACATGGGTATATGGATACGGATTTGAAGATGGTCAAGTTTGTGTAAAAGAAACAGAAGAAGAAATTTTACAAACGATTGAACAACACTTGAGTCCGAATAATCTTTACGCTTTATATTCTAACTCATAAAAAAACAAAAGGAGAGAAACACAATGGCAAATTTAGAAGAACTTACAAAAAAATCAGAAGAAATGGAAAAACAATTAACTGAACTGAAATTAGAAATCAAGCGAGCAAAAAATGATTGGAAATTGAAATATTTTTATGATTATAACGATAAATATTTTTGGATTGACGATGAAGGGCTAGTAAGTGAAAGCCAATGGGATAATATGGACATTGACATTAATCGCTTCTCACAAGGCAATATATTCGCAACTAAGCAAGAAGCCAACCTAGAGTCAAATCGAAGAACCCTACTTGCAAAATTTAGAGAGTTTCGTGACGAACGCAACGAAGGCTGGAAACCAGACTGGACCGATGCGAACGAAGCGAAATGGTCTGCCATATTAAGTGCTGGAAAATTAGAGGCATTATCAATGTACTTAAACAACAGCTTTGACACGTTTGGACATTTTAAAAATCGTGAAGACTGTCAAAGAGCGATTGAAATATTTGGCAAAGAGATTATCGATTTATTCGTGGAGGCGTAAAAATGTTCAATAAGATTGAAATGTTAAAAAATGCAAATAAATACTACCTCAATATGTATGGCGAGATTGGTGAAGTTGCTGATTGGTGTTTCACCACGGGAATAATAAATGAAATGCGACCTCAAGGAAATGTTTTTAACTCAGAAAAAGAAGCAGTAAAAGAAAAAGCGAGACGATTTTTAAAGCAAGAAATTAAAGAGTTTAGAAACGAATGCAACAGTTATTGGCGTCCATGTTTTGGAGATGGCAAGGTAAATTATTGTATCGTTTTAAAAGAAAATGAGTTAGTTACTTTAAGAGCAACTGTCATCGATTATTTTCCAGAATTTGGCTATTTTAGAAATCTTAAAGATTGCGAACGAGCAAAAGAAATTTTTGGTGCTAGAATTTTAGAGCTATATGCGGACTAGGGGTGCAGCATGAAATTTAAAATCAATCAAAAAGGCAACTTCGTTTTATTAGAGGTAGAACAGATTGTTGAGGCGTATGGTTGGAACGACTCAAACACTTGTACCTTAGAATATTTCGATAGTGGATTAGACAACCAAGGAAATGAAATAGTCGTAAAGAAGACTAGAGTTATATATGAACCAATTAAAAGTGTAATTCGTAAAATAGAGAGCGAAAGAGCTAGGAAAAATTTGAGGATGAACAAAAGACAAAAAGAGGTGTTCAGCCGTTGGAAAGTGAAAGGGTGATAGCAAATGAACGAGAAGCAAGCGTCATTCGATAAATTAAAAGATGATGTGCATTACTTAATTGTGGCACATTGTAAATACAAAGACATGTCCATGTATGAACGAGCGTTAAAACAATTTCAAGAAGATATCGATTATGGACAATTAGAAGAAATGAGTTACAATGAACGGTTCGCATTTTTGATTGGGTTTGAAAAATCATTGTTGACAATAGAGAAGTTGAATGTATTAAACGAACAATCAAAAAGCGAAGAATCGGAGATTACCTATGAGAAGGCTATATACGATATACTTTGCACTCTTCCTGCTGGTACAACTTGGATAACTAGAGAAGGCATTGAAGAAATAGTTATTAGAATTAAAAAAAGAATTTTGCGTGAAGAGGTGGGAAATGATGAAAAATAAAGAAGATTTATTTATATACACGATCGGATTGGCGTTAAGTTTAAGTGTGACATTAGTAATTAGTAAATTGTTTGGAACTCAGATTAGTTGGCTTGCAACAATGGTTCCATTACTGATATACGTGTTGATTATTTCAATTCTAATACTAATTGGGTCAATCGCAGGGATTGTAACATCAATCATCGATAATATGAGAGGGTAATGATTGAGGGGGTTGTATATTGCGATATAAAAAGATAGCCGAACAGCGGTTGCGTGATTATCCGAATTATGAACGTGAAATTGCCACGCACCGAATGAGCTGGTTATGGCGTGATGCAGATTGCAACGCTTGGATAAAAGGAAAAGGAACGAATTCAAAAGCGGTTGAAAATGAATTATTGAAAGTTGAAGCCTCTCAATATATTCAAAATCGCTTATTTTGGAAGAAGTGCATTGATGAAGTGCTGGAGGAGCTAGACGAAAAACAACGGTTGTTTGTATCTGAGTATTATTTTGAGAAAGTATATGATTATCGTTCCTTAGCTAAAAAGCATCTCACGAATAAAAATGTAATCATGAGAGCGTGTGACCGAGCTTGCAAGTTGTTGCTTGAAAAGTTAGGAGAAAATGTTGACTGATTATTAGAAAGGGACGAAAAACGCTTGATGTCCCAGCTTTTTCGTGATATATTGATATCGTGGATAGTTGCGAGAGCTTACTTCCTACAAATTGTCATAGAGTTTGAAACTCCTAAAGTTTAGAGGGCGATAAAACGCCCTCGAATACGCCCCTAAGAGGTAACAACACGATTTTCTTTTTTTCCTTTGTGTTTAGCCTATCCTACCAATAAGGTTTTGTGTTTCTCGTGTTGAGCCGTTCGAATCGGCTGTGGGGCTTTTTTAACAAAAAACAAAAAAGAGGAACTAAGAGCGATACAAAATCGCTCTTTTTTTATTGGTTAAAAAGGAGAAAAAATAATGCAGATAGAAAAAATGAAAATTTCAGATTTAATGGAATATAAATACAACGCAAAAGAACACCCTCAATGGCAAATCGAACAGATTATTGCGAGTATAAAGGAGTTTGGTTTTAACGACCCTATTGCGATTGACGAGAATAACACAATCATCGAGGGGCACGGCAGATTATACGCCTTGCAAGAACTAGGCGAAACCGAGGTCGAATGTATCCGTTTATCTCATTTAGACGAGGAACAGAAACGAGCGTATATTCTAGCACATAACAAATTGACAATGAATACCGATTTCGACTTAGATTTATTACAGTTAGAGTTAGATAACATTATTGATATCGATATGAGTGATTTTGGATTTGAGATTTTAAAAGAAATGGAAGTTGAAGCTAATAAAAATACAGAAATCAAAGAAATTCAAGATGAATCAGTTTTAATTGTGGAAGCAAATAGTGAAAATGAGTTAGAAGAATTATATAATGAATTTCAAGAAAGAGGAATAAAATGCCGAGTTTCGATATTATAAAGAAAAATACATTAAAAGAGACGTTTAAAGTTTCCAAAGTTATGGCAGATTTTGACGTTGGAGCAGAACACATAGGAGAACGCTTTGCAGGTAACATTGACTATCCAGAAAAATGGCAAATAGGACTTATCGTAGGAGGAAGTGGAACAGGCAAAAGTACTATTGCAAGTGAATTGTATAAAGAACAATTGCAAGACGATTTTGTTTATCCAGAAAATACTCCAGTGATTGAGTGTATACCATGTAAAAGCGTTGAAGAATTAGAAAAAATGTTTTATGCTGTTGGTTTTGGAAGTGTTCCATCATGGTTGAAACCATATAATATTTTATCAAATGGAGAAAAAATGCGAGTAGATTTAGCAAGAAAAATACTTACTCAAGATTTTGTAGTTTTTGATGAATTTACAAGTGTTGTAGATAGGCAAGTTGCTAAAGTGATTTGCATAGCTTTAAAAAAAGCATTGAAAAAATATCCAAATAAAAAATTTGTCGCAGTTGGATGTCATCATGATGTTATTGAATATTTACAACCAGATTGGTGTTTTAATACTGATAACATGCAACAGGTTTTTCAATACCCCCACGAAGCAAAAAAAAATTTACAGTCAAGCGATGTTCAATTGCAGAGTGGGGAAATTTTAGACGTTATCATTATTTAAATGGAGATATTTTAAAAGGTGCAAGATGTTTTGGATTGTATGACCAAGATAAAATTATTGGTTTTATAGGAGTTATACACTTTCCTCATCCTAAAAATAAAAAAATTAAAAGAGTAACTAGATTGGTGATTTTACCTGATTATCAAGGAATAGGATTAGGAACGAAATTTCTCAATGTAGTAGCTCATATATATGCCAATGAAGGTTTTGATTTTAGAATAGTTACGAGTGCAAAAAATTTGATTTATGCTTTAAATAAGAATAAAGATTGGGAATTTAAAACATATAAAAGAAATAGTGTGGACCCAAGAAGTAAATTAGCATTAAAAAATACAATTAGAACAAATGTAAAAGTTGGAAGCTTTTTATTCAAAGGTAAAGTAAGGAAGTGAGGCGATGGCTAATGAGCAGAACTTGATACCTGCTAACAAACGAACTAAGGACGAGCATAGAGAAATTGCTAAAAAAGGCGGTATCGCTTCAGGCAAGGCTCGAAGAAAAAAAGCGAATCTAAGAAAGGCTTTTGAAACAATTCTACAAGCTGAGGTTGCAAGTCCAAATGTAAAGAAACAACTTGAAGATTTAGGTTTTGACTCAACTAATGAAATGGCTTTAGCTATGGTTATGATGCAAAAAGCTATGAAAGGCAATGTCCGAGCTTTTGAGCAAATCAGTAAGTTAACAACGACTGATGTCAAAGATAGTCTTGATAAAGCAGAACAGAAAGAGCGAATTAAAGCTCAGAAAATGAAAAACAAAATGCTAGAAGAGAATGACGGTCGAGAGGCTGTAGTTGAAACGGTGGTGTTCATGAATGAAGCGAACATATCAGATTGATTTGCCTTCAATGGTTGGGAAAGGTTACGGTTCGTTCTGGCGTTCTAAAAATTTTTATCGAGTCGTTAAAGGCTCTCGTGGTTCTAAGAAATCAAAAACAACAGCATTAAATTTTATTATCCGATTATTGAGGTATCCGTGGTCCAATCTATTAGTTGTTAGACGGTACTCTAATACGAACAAGCAATCAACTTATACAGATTTTAAGTGGGCAGCAAACAAATTAAAAGTTACTCATTTATTCAAGTTTAATGAGTCCTTGCCAGAAATCACGGTAAAAGCAACAGGGCAAAAGATACTTTTTAGAGGGTTAGACGACGAATTGAAAATTACCTCTATTACTGTTGATGTAGGTATTTTATGTTGGGCGTGGTTTGAAGAGGCATATCAAATCGAAAACGAGGAAAAGTTTAGCACTGTTGTCGAGTCTATTCGTGGTACTTATGACTCGCCAGACTTTTTCAAACAAATTACAATCACTTTTAACCCGTGGAATGAACATCACTGGTTGAAGGCTGCTTTTTTTGATAAAGAAACAAGACGCACCGATACATTATCACTAACCACTACATTTAGGTGTAATGAGTGGTTGGATAAAGTCGATATTCAGCGATATGAGGACTTATACAAGACGAACCCTAGACGAGCTCGCATTGTTTGCGACGGAGAATGGGGTGTTGCGGAAGGTCTGGTATATGAAAACGTCAAGGTCAAGAATTTTGATAAAGACGAGCTATTGAAAGACGATGCATACCAACTAGCAGTCGGACTTGACTTTGGTTTCACGCACGACCCTACCGCATTATGTGCGAGCTTGATTAATGAACAAAAGAAAGAAATATATATATTCGATGAAGCGTACCAAGTTGGATTGATAACAAAAGACGTTGCGAGTATGATATATGAAAAAGGATATGCTAAGGCTCAAATAATCGCAGATAGTGCAGAGCCGAGGTTGATTAGAGAATTACAAACTGAATATAACATTGTACGATTGAGAGAGAGCCGTAAGGGGAAAGATAGTATTATGTCAGGCGTATCAAAGTTACAAGGATACACAATTTATGTTCATCCAACGTGTAAGCATATTATGGACGAATTCTACAGCTATTGTTATCAACAGGATAAAGAGGGTAACTGGTTGAATAAGCCTGAGGACAAGAACAATCACTTAATGGACGCTCTAAGATATAGCTTGCAATGTATTGACGGAAATCAAACTAAAATCAAAATGCTAAAAGGAGGATTTTAAAATTGGCAAAAGTTTTTGTTAACAAACGAAAAGTCATAACAACAACGAGCAATGTAGTGACCGAAGAAATCGTAACAGAAGCGGTTAGGTTGCACTTGAGTAAATTAGTAAAGAATTATATCGAAAGCGAGGACATGTACCTCTCACAACATGAAGTATTGAAAATGCCTAAAAAGGATAGCTGGAAACCAGATAACCGATTAGTGTTCAACTATGCTAAGTATATCGTTGATACATTCACAGGCTATCAAATTGGTGTGCCAGTTAAGATTAAACATGACGACGAAATCGTAAACGATTTTATCTCAGATTTTCGTAAAATCAATGACATGGAAGACTCAGAGTTTGAGCTTGCGAAAATGTCTAGCGTGTTTGGACATGCATTTATTTACGTTTATCAAGACGAATATAAACAAACAAGAGCGACATATAACAGTCCAACCAATATGTTTATCGTTCATGATAACAGCATTGAGGAACGACCGTTATTTGCGGTTAGATACACTTTTAACGAGAACAACCAAGAAGGTATCGGACAAGTAATTACAAACGATGAAATTATTGACGCCACATTCACAACTGGAGGAACAGTCAGATTTGGCGAGCGTACTCAACACATATACAACTCAATCCCAGTAGTTGAATTGATTGAGAACGAAGAGCGACAAAGTATTTTCGAGAGCGTAAAGACATTGATTAACGCTTTAAATAAAGCAGCAAGCGAAAAGGCAAACGATGTTGACTATTTTGCGGACGCTTATATGAAAGTACTAGGAGTAGAGCTAGAAGAAGAGGACGCAAGCCAGATTAGAGAAAATAGAATTTTCAACCTTTGGAAAACTGGAGACGGACCTTTGCCTGAGGTCGCTTTCCTTGAAAAGCCTAGCTCAGACACAACGCAAGAAAACTTGATTAGTTTATTAAAAGAGTCTATTTTCGCAATCTCAATGGTAGCGAATATGTCTGAGTCTGAGTTTGGGAACTCGTCTGGAACAGCTCTAGCTTTCAAACTGCAAGCGATGGACAACCTTGCTCGAATGAAAGATAGAAAATTACAATCCGCATTTAACCGTTTATATAGAATCGTGTTTAGTGTTCCTTTGACTACTGTATACGAGGACGCATGGACAGGATTGAGTTACACGTTTACTAGAAACGTGCCACGAAACATTCTTGAAGAGGCTCAAATTGTTGGACAGTTATCTGGTCAAGTGTCAGAGGAAACTAAGTTATCTGTTTTATCTATCATTGATGACCCACAAAAAGAGATTGAAAGAATGGAACGTGAAGAGGAGGCAGTAAGCAGCCTTGAAACACGTTTAGAAAGACAAAAAATCTACTCAGACGCAGAACTGGACGAAAGCAAGAAGGTTGTAGCTGATGTTGAATAACGAATACTGGGAAGGTAGATACCGAGCCGAGGAAAAAGCAAGGGAGTTGGCGGATAAGAGGGTAGCCTTCCAATTGCAGGGAGTCTACCAACAACACGCCAATAATATTCAAAAAGAAATCGATAGCTTTTGGCAAAGGTATGCTGACAGCGAAGGAATTACAAAATTACAAGCTAAGCAACGAGCGGATAAACTTGACATGACAAATGTTGAGTTTAAAGCTAGACAATTAGTTGAGAGAGCTAACCGTTTGAGAGAGCGTGGAAAGCAGGTCACAAGTAAAGATTTTACAAAAGCGGAAAACGACTTGTTAAAACTTTACAATCTTAAAATGAAAACAAGCCGTCTTGAAGTGCTACAAGCGAATATCAAGTTACACCAATACGAACTAGCCTTAAATGAGTTTGAAATCATTGATAGGCACTTGGTTGAGTCAATCAGACGTGAAAATCTTTTTAGTGCAGGCGTGCTTGATATGACGCTCGGTAGTTATGAAAGCTCGAAAATATCTGCTGACTCTATTGTTTTTGCTAACTTTGAAGACGCTTCATGGTCGTCTAGAATTTGGGAAAGGCAAAACGAGTTGAGAGCGATTGTTAAGAAAGGCGTTGCGGATACCGTGTTAAGAGGACAAGGAACAAACGTACTTATTAACAATCTCAAAAAAGAGTTTGATGTATCCTATGGATACGCTAGACGTCTAGCAGTCACGGAGTCAGCGAGGGTGTATTCTGAGGCACAAAAAGCAAACTATGAGACAAACGAGGTCGAATGGTATGAAGTCATGACCGAATTAAAAGCGTGTCAGATTTGCCAACCATTCAATGGCAGAATCTTTAAAGTATCAGAAATGGTCCCAGCATTGAACGCTCCACCATTTCATCCTAACTGTCGATGTACGACGGTTCCACATTTTTTGATAGATTTAAAAAATGTGTAAAAAAAGTGATTGAAATTGTCCAAACTTTGATGACATTAAAAGCCAAGGATAATAGTCCACTCTGGACTTAAAAAGGAGGTAGCCTAAATGGCAGAAGAAGAAAAAAACGATGTATTGGAAACTGAATTGGATAATGTCGACAATCCAGCAGAAGTTGAAGGTGCACCAAAAACATTCACGCAGAGCGAAGTTGATGAACTAATCAAAAAACGCTTAGCAAAGCAAGAAAAGTCATTCGATAAACGAATGCAGGAAAAACTTGACGAGGCTGAAAAGTTACGTCAAATGAACGAGACGCAAAAGGCTGAATATGAGCAAGAAAAGCAAAGAGCTTATATTGCGGAACTCGAAGCAAAAATCAATCGAAGCGGGCTTGAGCGTGAAGCCTCAAAAATGCTATCTGAGGGCGGTATCGTGGCGGACGAGAAAATCCTAGGCATTGTCGTTAAAGATACAGCAGAAAGAACGCAGGAGGCTGTAGAGAGCTTTGTAGCTTTAGTGAATGAACTAGCTGACAAGAAAGTCGGCGAAAAATTAAAAGGTAAAACGCCTAAGAAAATGGAAGATACATCCGCAGGCGAAATTACCAAAGAACAATTCAACAAAATGGGTTATCAAAGCAGAAACGAATTACTGCAAAATAACCCCGAGTTATATCGTAAATTGAAAGGATGATAAATAAATGACACAAACTAAAATTGCACAAATGGTAAACCCAGAGGTTTTAGCTGACATGGTTTCAGCTAAGTTGCCAAAAATGATTAAATTCACACCACTTGCTTACGTTGAGCGTGAGTTAGTAGGACAACCAGGAAACACTGTAACCGTAGCTAAATGGGTATATTCTGGAGACGCTAAAGACATCACTGAGGGTGAAGCAATCGTCCCAGACCAATTAACTACAGACAAATCAACAATGACTATTAAAAAAGCTGGTAAAGGTGTCGAAGTGACAGACGAGGCTTTATTATCTGGTTACGGAGACCCATTAGGTCAAGCAGCACACCAAATTTCATTGGCTATTGCGAACAAGGTGGACAACGATTTAGTTGTTGAGGCTAAAAAAGCAACTCAATATGTTGATGACGCACCTACAACTGGTGCTGCACTTGATAAAGCTTTAGCAGTGTTTGAGGACGAAGAAGACGCTCGCTATGTTGCCCTAGTAAACCCTAAAGACGCTATTGATTTACGTGCTGATACTGTTAAAGAGTGGGTACGTGGTTCAGAAATCGGTGCGAACATTGTTATTTCTGGTACTTTTGGAGAAACACACGGTGTTCAAATCGTGCGCTCTAAGAAAGTAGAAAAAGGGAAAGGTTTCCTTGTTAAAGTTTCTGCTGTTGAAACAGATACAGACGATGTTGCTAAGTATGGAGCATTCGTTATCAACTTAAAACGTGATGTGGCTGTTGAAACAGACCGTGATATCCTTAAAAAGACTACAGTAATCACTGGTGACGAACACTATGGTGTTTACTTATACGACCCTACAAAAGTGGTTAAATTTGGAGGTAATGCGTAATGGGTATGTTGTTACGACGACATTATCCAGAAAAGCCTGCTGAGTCTGAGATTATCACTTACAGCGACTTAACTGTTAACGAGTTAAGAGATATCGCAAGAGAACGTGGAATCACAGGTTATTCAACACTAAACAAAGAGGAACTTATCGCAGTATTATTGGAGGGATAACATGGAAAATATCGCTCAAGCAAAAATATTGCTAGGTATTGAAGACAATCTTCAAGATAAGTTACTAAGTACAATAGCCAAGTTGACGACTGCTAACTTCTTAGCATACGCAGGCGTGGATGATGTTCCAGAAAGCCTCGAGTATATTATTACCGAGGTTATCATAAAAAGGTTTAACAGGATTGGTGCTGAGGGAATGAAAATTCAATCCCTCGAAGGCACTTCAATGACATTCAATGCTGATGATTTCAGAGAATACGATAGTGTGATTAAGCGAGTTTTTTCAAAAACATTTAATGCGGGGTTTAAGATGCTATGAGATACAACGAAAGAGTGGAAATTATTGCTAAACAACAAGAAGAGTACAATCCAGAAACGGGCGAATATACTTCTAATGAAGAAGAAAAAATTATCGTTCCAGTTCATGTAATGGACTTGGGGATTGATAAGCAAGTCGCAGTTTTTGGAGAGTATAAACGTGGTTCAAAAGTGGTTTATTTCCAAAACACGCCTAAAATCTCATTCACTTATCTAAACTATCGAAATGACCGCTATAAATGCAGAGCAGATAAACAGTCTGGGAGAGTATTCTATTTAGAGAAGGATAACTCTATTGGCTGATTTACGTTTTGAATTAAAAGGACTTGAAAAACTACAAAAGAAACTTCAAAAGGTCTCTAAAATGGAAGAGATTGAGCGTATCGTTGAAAAAAACGGTGTTGATATGCAAAGAAGGGCAGTCAACAATGCGTCTAGGTTTAGAGGACATTATGAAGGCAGAGGCAAAAATAAACATTTCGTCAAGCCTACAGGGGCGACTAAGCGTTCTATTTCTGTCAATAGTAGTAAGGTCGGCAGGTTCAAATATAAAGTGGCACCAGGCACAAGTTATGCTGCTTACGTTGAATTAGGGACTCGCAAAATGAGCGCACAGCCGTTTATAAAGCCAGCTTTTGACGAACAAAAAGAGCAATTTAAAAACGATTTGGAGAGGTTGGTTAAATGAAATCAAGAGAGCAAGCAGTTTTTGACAGCGTATTTAAACGTTGCCATAATTTAGGGTATAAAACGTATGACTATAAACCAGACGACAATGTGCCTTATCCGTTCGTGGAGTTAGAGGATACTACTTCTATACTAGTGCCAAACAAAACGGACGTGAAAGGCACGGTCGAATTGGTCTTGTCCGTGTGGAGTACTCGTAAAAAACGAAAACAAGTATCGGATATGTGTTCGAGTATCCTAGCAGAATCGATGAAGATTGTTGAGGCTGACGGCTATTATGTAGCCTTAAATATCTCACAATCCACAATATCAATTTTTGACGATAACACGACAGTCGAACCGCTAAAACGTGGACGTGTTCGTCTAGTATTTACAATTTTATAGAAAAGAGGTTAAATAAATGCCAGTTGCAAAAAAAGGTATTGATAGTATTTTATTATTTCGCTTATTAAGTGAAGCAAGCAAAGCGGACGGTGCTAAACTAGCATTCCAAACAGAACACTCAACAGAGAAAAGCCGTGACACAAACTCGGTAAAAACTAAAGACGGAGTGTTACAATCAGTTGGCGGTATTGAGGTTTCAATCACTGCTACAACAATCATGGCGGAAGACGATGAACTTGTCGCTAAGCTAGAAACAGCTATGGACAAGGGTGAACTTGTTGAAGTGTGGGAAATCGAGAAAAACGCTAAAAAACAAGGTAACAAATTCGAGGCTGTGTATTATCAAGGTTACTTGACTTCATTCAAGAAAACTAAAAACGCAGAAGACTTAATCGAGTTGGAACTTGAGTTCGCAGTTAACGGAACTGGTGTGAAGGGTTATGCAACTCTTAACACTAGTCAAGCTGAAGTAGTTCAATATGAATTCGCTGATACGACAAAAGGAACAGCTAGTCCAGCAAGTCCAGTTGCTGGTTCACCAGTTGTCGGTGGTTAGAAATTAAGAGAGGTTCACGCCTCTCTTTTTTGTATTTTTTAAAATAAAGGAGAAAAATAACATGCAATTAAAAATCAATGATAAAACTTACAACATTAAATTTGGAGTAAAATTCGTTCGTGCGCTTGATAAAGCTTATCCAATCGAACAACAAGGCTTGAAATTTGGAATGGCTCTATCTGCTAAAATTCCAGAATTATACGCAAAGAATATCGCATCATTGGCAGATATTATCTACTATGGAACGGTTACAGAAAGTCCTCGTCCTTCATTAACTGAGGTTGAAACTTACGTTGAAGAGTGTGAAGACTTAGAACAATTGTTTGATGATGTACTTCAAGAATTAAGCGAGTCAAATGCGGGTAAGTCTTTGCTGTCGGAGATGAACCAAGGTCTCAAGAAGAAATAATTGAGAAATCATCTTTAGAAACGTTTGAGGAAATCATTATTAATTGTGTCCGATTTTTAAACATTACTGACATGAACGAGATAGGTCGTATGACAATGTACGAGTATGACTTGTTGATGACTGGAGTGTTGTTAAGAAAGCAAGATGAAGATGAACTCTTACATCGTTCCGCTTGGTTAACTAGACAGGTAGAAGCTACTAAGTCGGACGGAAAAACTCCTTTATACAAGAAATACAGTGATTTTTACAAGAAAAAAGATACTAAACAAAAGTATCAGCTCTCAGACAAAGAGAAAGAACTCTTACTGAGAGCAAATACGTAAAGGAAGGAGGTATATAATGGCAGAGACTTATTCAGTAGAGGCGGTGTTAACCGCAGTCGATAAGGGAATGAGTTCTACTTTGAACGGGTTACAGAAAGCAATCAACGGACTTCAAAAGTCGTCAACCGCATTTGACAAGATTTCAGAGAAGAGTGGGTCAATGTTCAAGTCAATGCTTGGTGCTAACCTTGTCAGCTCAGCGATTACATCCGCTTTTGGAAGTATCAAAAGTACCATGGGCGAAATGGTTGGAGAGTTGAATAGTTCAAAAAAGGCGTGGGATACGTTTGATGGGAACTTGAGTAAGCTAGGATGGGGAAAAGACCAAATCAACCAAGCTAAAGAGGCCATGCAAGATTATGCGACTAAAACTATTTATTCAGCCTCAGATATGGCGAGTACGTTCTCTCAAATGGCCGCAATCGGTCGAAATGATAGTGGCGAACTTGTAAAAGCTATGGGTGGTCTTGCAGCGTCCGCAGAAAACCCTAAGCAAGCGATGACTTCACTATCTCAACAAATGGTCCAAGCACTAGCGAAACCTAAAATCACTTGGCAGGACTTTCGAGTTATGATGGAACAAGCGCCAGCAGGTATGAGCGCTGTTGCGAAAGAAATGGGAATGTCATTAAATGACTTGATTGTCAAAATTCAAGCAGGTCAGGTTAAAACAGAGGACTTTGCTGAGGCGTTCAAGCGAGCAGGTATGACCATGCAGGACATGGCTACAAGTTACAAGACGATTGACCAAGCTATGGACGGATTGAAAGAAACACTTTCAAACAAATTAAAGCCAGCTTTCGATACATTGTCTAAGGCAGGTATCAAGGCACTTGAGGCGATTATGAATCAGCTCGATAAGGTTGATTTTAATAAACTAGCCTCTGGGATTGAGAGTTTTGTAAGCAAGATTGACTTTGACGCAGTTATCGAAAAAATAACATCGTTTGTTGGTTCTGCTGTTGCTAAAATCAAAGAATTTTGGCAAGGCTTTACAAACACAAGTGCAATATCTGACTTTAAACAAGCGTTGAGCGAAGTTTGGGAGGCAGTTAAGAAAGTATTTTCTTCACTTGCTGGAGGAGATACAGCTTCATTTGGCGAAAAGGTTGGTAAAGCCTTGAGTGCAGTTTCAAAGGCATTACAGGCGTTTGCTAAAATAGTTCAAAGTCTAAGTCCAGAACAGATAAGAGCGATTGCTACAGCGTTTATCGGCTTTAAAGTGGCACAAAGGTCAACAAAATTATTGGCAAATGCTTTAATCGGATTGAGCAAAGGAGTAGGCGCAATCAAGGCTGTTTTTGGCGGTTTAGCAAGCTTTACAAGTGTGGTGAAAGCTTTACACGGTATCGCAAAAGGTTCTCAAGCTGCTAGCTCGGCATTAACATTCTTGTCTGGAAGTTCAAAACTTGCTAAGGGTGCAATGATTGGATTGAATATCTTTAGTAAGGTAGGCGGTTGGATTGGTTCAGCAGTTTCAGCAATCGTTGCTTTCCTCGGTCCAGTTGGATTGATTATTGCTGCGGTAGTGGCAGTTGGTGTAGCTTTCGTTGTTCTATGGAATAAATGCGAAGGTTTCAGAAATTTCTTCATCGGGTTATGGGACGGTATCGTCAACGTTGCCTCAAATGCTTGGAAAGGTATTCAAGGCGCTTGGGACGGTATGGTAGAGTGGTTCTCTAATCTATGGAACGGAGTAAAAGAAACTGCTTCAAATGCTTGGAATGGTTTCCTTGAGAAGGCTAAGCCAGTCATAGACGCTATTAAAAAAGCGTGGGATAGCATTAAAGAGTTCTTCTCTGGATTGTGGGAAGGCATTAAACAAATCGCCTCGAACGTTTGGAATAGTTTCCTAGAGGGCGCTCAACCAATCGTTGAAGCGTTGATGAATGTATGGAACGCCTTGACGGAGTTCTTTACGACATTATGGGACGGTATTGTTTCAATCGCAAAAACGGTTTGGAATGGTATTGTTGAAGTTGTGACGGCTGTTGTTGAGACGGTTAAAAACGTCTGGAATGGAATAGCGGAGTTCTTTAGCAACCTTTGGAAAGGAATTACAGAGGCGTCTACTATTGCGTGGAATGGTTTTGTTGATTTCCTTACTCCTATTGTTGAAACAATCAAAGGATTGTGGAATGGTTTTGTTGAGTTCATGACTGGCGTTTGGAATGGTATTGTTTCAGTTGCTACTACTGCATGGAACTTACTACAACCTATCGTCGAGACGGTATGGACTGGTATTCAAACATACATTTCAACGGCTATTCAAAACATACAAACTGTTATCTCAACAGGAATGCAAATTGTTCAAGAAGTATGGAATGCGGTTTGGACGGTGTTTACAACGATTGTTCAAACTGTATGGACGGTCATTTCAA